GATACAAATACAAAGTTCTATGTAATTCATCTGAGTGATGAGTTTGTCTCAGATCCGATTGAGTTTTACGGATTGGCTCAATGCCTTGGAGTTGTTCGCATGTATTGGCGCAAGGAACTTGAGCAGTATGGAGAGAAGGTTACGGTGATTCCACTCGGATACCACTGGACTCGTTTCTCAGGAATCAAGAATCCTATGATTGATACTCCGCGACTCCCATTCCGTGAATTCACCTGGTCATTTGCCGGTACAGATTGGCGTGGACGAAAGGAGGCTATGAAGGGACTTGAAGTCATTAAGCCGAATTATATACGCTGGTTTGCACAGTGGAATGATCCTGGCATGCTATCTGAAGATGCTTATCTGAGCATGCTACTGAATTCTAAGTTTGTTCCTGTTCCTGCAGGAAATAATCATGAGACCTATCGTTTCTACGAGGCCCTTGAGTGTGGATGTATTCCGATGTATATCCGCCAACCTGGTGATGAGATGTTAGTTGATAAACATTTTAAGGCATGGCTTCCGATTATCGATTTGCCATCATGGGACCATGCGGCTGCGCTCATGTTCCAACTTTCAAGTAATCCTGAAGTGATGGAACAATATCGAAATGGAATTTTAGATGGATACAGGAGGTGGAAACTCGAAACCGCAACTAAGATACGGTCTACTCTCCGTATTTAGTGGAAAAAGCAAAATGGGGAGAGAGATAGAGATGGGGGTAGGAGGGAACACCCTGGTCAATACCGTTCTTGAAAAACATAAACGCTACGGAGATGTTTATGTTAAGAATGATTTTTTTTGGGGAATTGGTATTGAATGTGAGTCCTATTTTGAAATGACAAAACCGGTTTCTGTTACAGATAAATTTATTCGTGAGAATCATCGCCCTGAGCGCTACAGTGTTGACTATTTTAAAAGTTATAAACCAGTGCTTTTGCAAAGCACACTCGAACTTCTTACCATGAAAAAACCGCAGTTTAGTCTACCGCTTTTAATTAATGCACATGCAATGACAAAAACGGATAAATTCTTGGAACACGAGACACTTTATAAAAAGGGCACGCCACCAAATCCTGTATTTCAAGGCAAGACACTTTTTGATTCACTCAAGAAAAAAGAACCGGCTCTGTTCGAGAAACTCTATGAAACCAACTATACTTTCGATGGAGACAGTATTGAAATTATTACACAAGATTTCTACAAGACAACCGTCAAAAAAGTGTTTACGGAATTCACAGAATCACGAAAACGCTTTGAAAAGGCTATACAGACAATTTTTACCGAACAGTGTTTTCTTCTTGAACACGGTACGATTCAATGGGCAAAACAGAATTACGGATTGGCCATTATGGCTACAAATCAGAAGAATCTGGCGATTTTCAATAATGGAACCTACCATATTAATCTAACACTTCCAACACAGTTAAATGCTGAGGGAAAGATTGCAGACTTTCCACTCTTTGAAAAACAGCACTGTACACTGATTCGGTATATCCAGTGGCTGGAGCCACTTCTTGTAGGAGTTTTTGGTTCGGCCGATTATTTAGCGGCGGTTCGTCCTGATCTCTATGCGGCAGGTACACAGCGTGGTGCAATGTCGCGGTATATTGGCCTTGGTTCGTATGATACAAACAAAATGGAAAAGGGAAAGATTCTCACAGTTGAACTTGATACAGTTCGGTCAACCTGGTACACAGACTATCATAAGAACTCTGGATACGAGCCTCTTAAGACAATTGGGCTCGATATCAATTTCAATAAACACTGGAATCACGGTATCGAGATTCGTTTCTTTGATTGGTTCCCCGATGGACGACTTCTTGGACTTCTGCACTTTTTAGTGTTTGTTATGGATGTCAGTCTCGATGAATACAGTGCACCCGATCCATTGGAGAATAAAATCTGGAATGGATGGATGGAGCGGTCTGTTCGACTTGGTGCAGCGGCAGGTTGTACTGAAGATGAAGCAAAACTCTTGACTAAAATTCTCTGCGTTGAGTGCTTAGTTGCTCGCGACCTCAATGTAGTGTTTGCCGATCTATTTCATAAATTATCTAAGAAATGGCGCGGTAAGGGTCCCTGCTCGGCACTGTTTCTTGAAGATGAACTCAAAGTGGAACCTACAGTTGCGGTTGTTGCCGCTGTACCAACCCCAGTGATACCTAGACGGGGTTGGTTTGATTGGGTTTGGTGGCCTTTTCGTCGATGCTAACTGAGCAACAGCAGAGATAAGCAAATGGGTTCGGCTTAGGCTTAGAAAGATCTCTGGGTTTTACTGCAGTATAGAGTGCAGACCACTCCTTCAATGTATATTGATTACCCATTGAAAGATTGCACTTTGGACAAATTGGAAAGAGATTATTAATATCGGTGGGACCACCCTTCGATTCAGGAACATCATGACCACATTGAAAATCAAAAACAGAGATTTTATTCTGACACCAGGTCGTTGCACACTTGGCTTCAAAGTTGCGACCATTATGCTGAATCCAGACTTGTTCCCGTAGAGCAGCAGAGATTTTAGCCTTCACATACGGCTTATTTCTGAAGGAATTGACAATGGAATTCATCTGGAAGCGTGAAGATCGCATTACTCTAGTATTATAAGTTTTTCTTAGACCAGGGACACTTGTGAAACCACTGTATCACAGAGTCTTTGTTTTTATAGAGATGATATCCTGCATAGAAAGGAGGAAAGAGGAACGCAAGAGGGACTTGTAGGTACTTTTCTCGTTGTGCAGCATATGCCATGCCTGCACCACTTACCGCGCCAAGTAGAAGATAGGATGTAGTTCCAACCTTTCGTACTGTTTGACTTACTGTTTGGACCAAATTATGTTGGAGTAGATTCGATGCCATTTCTGGGCATTAACGTAGTTTTAGTACAGAATCAATTTTATTAAAACCTATCTAAAGTCCAGCATACTAGGTGTTCTAGATGGCAGATTCATTCCCCGAATACTTGAAGAGTATCCAGGCCCAACTTGCAGCCAATGCTGCTGCCCCTGCAGCCCCTGCTCCTGCTGCACAGATGCTTTCCCCACTTGTAGGTCAAATCAAGAGTGCAGCGAGCCTTGTTGACAGTGTGAAGATGGATGCCAAGCCTGTAGAGTCAAAGCCTGGCAACCTCCGTTTCATGCTAGTATCAACGCACCTCCAGCAGTACACGGGTTACAGCCGTGTAAGCCACAACCTCATCCGTGAACTGACGAAGCAGAAGGATATCTCTGTAACTCACTATGGATTCCAGAAGTTTCCCACGGCTCCTACAAACTATCGTCCTTATCCTGCGGATGTGGATGTAATCGACGCGGCGGCTACAGAGAAACCGGTCGCCCAGGGTTTCGGCTTTGCAGGTCTGCCTGATGCAATTCGTAAGAAGAAGCCGCATGTTGTCATGATTTACAATGATATGTCCATCGTCGCCAAGTTCCTGGAGGAGATTCGCAAGTCAGGTGTGAAGCGTGATTTCAAGATCTGGCTCTATGTCGACCAGGTCTACACATGCCAACTCCAGGGTTATATTGATATCATCAACCGTGATGCGGACCGCGTATTTGCCTTCACGTCATTTTGGAAGAAGTGCCTCAAGGATCAGGGTGTCAACCGCCCCATTGATCTCATTCTTCACGGCTTCGACAAGCAACTCTATTTTACGCTGCCGCGTGAAATGGTTCGCAAGCAGATGGGTATTCCCAATGATGCCTTTGTCTACCTGAACTTGAATCGTAACCAGCCGCGCAAGCGCTATGATCTTCTGATCATGGCGTTTGTGGAACTCCTAGTTAAGAATCCTACGAAGCCGATCTTTCTCATGTGTGTCTGCGACAAGGGCGAGAAGGGTGGTTGGTGGCTCTTTGAGATTTTCCAGCGTGAACTGAAGTTGCGTGGCGTGGCTGTAGAGATGTTCGCAAATCGCCTCATGATCAGCAGCCAAGACATGACGTTCCGTGATGAGGAGATCAATCTCTTCTACAATGTTGCCGATGTAGGTATCAGCACGGCCGATGGTGAGGGCTGGGGCCTCTGCAGTTTTGAGCAGATGGGTGTGGGTATTCCGCAGGTTGTTCCTGACATTGGCGGTTTCAAGGAGTTCTGCAAGCCGAATAACTCAGTGATGGTGAAGCCGAAGCATCGTTACTATTTGCCGATGGTCTATTCGCCCGTCGGTGGTGAGGCGGAGGCTTGCGACCCGCACGATGTCTGTATCGCAATGGAGGAATATCTCTTTGACAGCAAGAAGCTTGCGGCCCACGGTGCAGCGGCAAAGGAGATGGTCCTCAGTTATACCTGGGAGAAGGCCACTGAGCAGTTCGTCAAGCGTCTTGCGGAGACAAAGAAGGAACTCGCGGATGAGGGAGATCTTTAAAAAGCCCTTCTAATCTAGAATGGCTGTCGCTGTATTTGATACTAAGGTCGTAGGTGAAGTGTTATTTAACAATACACCGAAAGGATGCAGTGTCCGCGCGATCTTTACGAAACTACCACCTGGTGAGCATGGATTCCACATTCACAAAGCGGGAGATTTACGGGGAGAGGGTTGTAAAGGAGCGTGCGATCACTATCACATTGGACCCCCGCAGAATCATGGGGGGCCTCCAGGTGCCCTATCAGGGCAGAGAGGACCAGGTGGACAACGGCACACGGGTGATCTTGGAAATATTAGTGGACACTTTGAGAGAAGTTACTATTTAGCCGGTGTTCGTGTAGAAGATTTATGGGGTCGGTCGGTTATTGTACATGCAGACCCCGATGATTACGGTCGAGGAGGTAAAGAGGATTCGCATACTACAGGTCATTCTGGTGCTCGAATTGCATGTGCAATTATTGGTCGGCTGAAGGGGTGTACTTAACAAGTTTTCCTCCACCAGGCACGTGCACTTGCGGAACGGCGTTTAGCTGTTTTAGCCAAATCAGAATCCGTTGTTTCATAGGTCTTTCCACATAGAAGAAAACTATGAACGCGAGCATAGCCCCATTGCTGTTCAGTGGCTCCAGGACGGTGACCCGTACGCCAGGCGGCCATCCCCCGATTGTAGGACTCGCGGATTTCTTTTAGGGGAACACCAGTTGCTTTCGCTTTCTGCTCCAAGGAGGTTGCATTAGGAAAGAGTTTCCGCCATCGCTCTGTATAAGAGGAAGTCCGTTTCCTTGTGCCGCGATCCGTTTTGAATCCCGTATAGGCTCTCGGGTCTTGCCAGTGAAATTGCTTAAAATGCGCAATCTCCTTGGCACGCTGAGTCTTTTTTCGAGTACTGAGGCCTCTAAAATATTTGGGAGGCCAGAGTTTTCCCGCCATCTAGTAGATGCAGAGACAAGGTGGTGGTAGCAAGCAAGCAGGTGGTGGTTGTGGATGCGGAATGCCTCTTATGGGTGGTGGGCTAATGTTTGCCAATGGTGGCTACCGCATGACTGCGCGCAATCGCAAGTATCTGAAGAAGTATCGTGCTGGCAAACCGATCGGCTTCACGATGCGTGCAAGTCTGAAGGCAAAGGGGTTAATTCCGCGGACGAGCCGCAAGTTCCGTGGCCGCAAGGTGGTCGGGCCCAAATACAAAACTCGTAGAAATCGGCAATAAAACTCTACGAGTCCATTCTAGATGTCGGTGACGGCGCAGCAGGCCTTGGTCCAAATAGCAAAGGACAAGGAAAAGGAAAAAGAAGTCTTACTTACTCGTTCTGGATATGAAGTAAGTGAGGCTTTCCATGCGTATCAAACCGCAATTAGTGAAACGGGAACAACCGCTATAGGCAAAGCCCTACATTTTGCAGCGGACCTCGTCTGTAGTGGAGCCATTGACCTATGGATGAAGGTCGCCTGGGACTATGCTATTTTCCATGTGGGACTCGCATCCCCTCGGGTATTTGTGTATCTGAAGAAACGCTTTACAGAACTTCAGGTCTTAACCAAGAAATTTCCACAAGAGCAACTCTACAAAGATGAAGAGTTCCAGACTCGCGTTGGAGAAGTGATTTTTGTTCTGAATGGATGTCCCCGACGCGCCTGTATTAAATGGCCATCTGTTGGAACGGAGACGCATGCAGAAGGATGGCTTCAGGCCGTTCGACAGGCTCCCGATGTCGCTGCAGTGGGCCGTACATGGAAACATGAAAGTGATTTGATGCCCATGAGAATTGCAGCCAATGAAATTGTAAAGGCGTGTACCGACGGTGCAACAGAGCGAGCCTTTTTCTGGGTTCGCTGGCTTCTTGAAGAGGATAGTATCGTCAGGAAAAATAATCTTGGAACTGGCTTAACAACCATGGAGCGAGGTCCGGCGACACAAACCACGAAAAAGCGCACTGATATGGGCTATTTCCTACTTGCGGTCTTTGCGGAAGTCTATAAAGACTTGGCTGCGCGAAATTTAGTTAGGATGCATGAAGAGTTTCAGTGTCTCATTGATATGTGGCGTGGTGAAGTGCCTTTGACGCAGAAAATGAAACGGGAGATTCTCGGGATTTTAGTTCTGATTCTTGCAGAAGTTCCGCGTTGGAAAGTACCTGCGGCTCCGACCTTGGTCAAGGATCCAGTACAATTATCACGAGCCGTTGCGCAGACATACAAATTCTTTTCAGAAGTGCTTGTATATCCACCTGTTTCGAAGGCGGCTGTAAAGATTGGTTCAAAGAAGAAATCAACTGGACGGAAAATTACCGATGGTGAGAAGAAACAGATGAGTTTAGACGAGCATTTAGCCAAATATGATGCGGTTGTGAATTCGTATTTGGGGATTGATTAACGGCGACGCGTCTGCTTTCCCTTACGCTGCTTTCTCCGCGTTCGGCGACCACCACGACCTTTAGTCCCCCACCGTTGAAGTGCAGATTCTGCCGCAGACTCAGCATTTTTCCAGGCCTTTTTAACAGTTAGTTTATGGTTTATATTCCCAAAAAACGTATCACTTATTTTTTTTAATTCTCTCTTTATTCTATTTTTTTCTTGCGTAAGTTCACGAGTTGATTCTTCCTTCATCTCTAAATATTCTATTTGCTTCACTCTCTCTTCCATATCCGATATGCGTTTTAGTTCTTGAAGATTCGTATTTAAATTCACTTCTACAACATTTTCATCCGTCATCCTTTTATTTTAAATTGAGATTTGTTTTGAAATCTTAAAACTTGCGTTTATTTTTTCGGGTTTTGCGGTTTTTTTGTATGGATGTTGGCGGGGCCTGTGCTGCAGGAATATTTAACATATGTCTTGGTACCTCTGGCATTATTGCGGCCTGCATGGCTATCTGCCGTGCTGCAGCAATATTTAACATATTTCTTGGTGGCCGTGGCATTCTTGCCTCATGCATAGCCACCCTTGCTGCAGCAATATTTAACATATTTCTTGGTGGTTGAGGAAAACCATTATTCTGGTCACCACCCATCATTGATGTATCAGGAATAGACTTCTTACCCTTGCGATGCTTTCTGTGAGTTACACGGCGACGATTACCTTGCTTCTGCATAGATATCTTATCTATATTTAACATAGTAAAAAATTTGAACCTATTCATGGAATTTAAGGTAAGTATAACAAACTATCATAGAATGTCCACACTTCCTGAAATTGTTAAGAAGTTGCGAGCGGCATCAGATGCATATTACAATGGTGATAAACCTCTGATGACAGATGATGAATATGATGAACTCAGAGATGAACTAGCAAAACGCAGTCCGAGTCATCCTTTCTTGAAAGAGGTCGGGGCACCTGTAGGCTCTGGAGCGATTGCTCTTCCCTACATCATGGCTTCTCTCAACAAGATCAAGCCTGGAACAGGTGCTGTGGAGAATTACAAGAACAAGTCCGCAACAAAGCATTGGATTCTGAGCG